CACCATATATTGTCATTAATATTAGAATTAGATTTTACAATATTCAATTGAATTATTCCAGTATATCCTACTATATATTTTCACAAAGATTAGCCCCTTATATCCAATTACATTTAATCTCTTTAATCCCAATATTATTAGCTTGATAACAAGACACTACATTTATCATACGTATATCATATTATTACTCATTTAATTTTCATTTTATCTTTATTTTAATTTTTATCATAATAAGTCTGTGCCTAAAGTAACTTATATATTGGACTTACTATATTAGTTTAACTCAGTATTTGTTTTCTAATAATAATAACTTGAAACACTTATCAATAAGTGTTATCAAAGTTGGCATATACACTTATCTCTAGTACAATATTATTTGATTGTTAATCAATGTACAAGATGCATCTTACTAATACATTTATACTTATCCATTTTATAATATTAATATCATATACTAACACTTCCATGATTTATGTCAATAATGGACAAATACATAAGGATGGTTACACAACCTGTAATGTATCATCCAATGGAATGCATCTGTCTTTTACTGAAAAATTGGCACCTGGTTTGTGGTATGGCTATATTGAATACAACTGTGATGACACTATTGGCTGGCTTGTGTCTAACATGGAATGCATCAATTGTGGGGTATACTGTATCCAAAATGAGCTCATTAGAGGTTGTGGGCAAAGATTAATAATCATCTCAATGGGAGTAACACTTGGCATTCTAATATCTATAATAGTGGCATTGTTACTAAGAAGAAAAATCCATGCTGCTACTGGTGAACTCTACAGTTGGTGCAAATATAGAATTCAGAGGAAAGTAGACAAAAATATTGAAATGACATTTAATGCTATCAAGGCCAACAACAAAAACATTAAAATGGCTGATTTTCCCAAGATCATGCCAATGAAAATTAAGTACCAGAACAAACTGATAAAGAAAAGGGAAGACTTTAAGTCTAAGGAACCTGATTATATAGAGGTTGTTGACAGCAAACAGTATCCAACAATAGAAGTTGTTAACAATACACAGACTTTTACCATAAGGAAGCACAATAAGAGGCAAGCACCACCACCACCACATAATGATAAAGAGCAATGTGAAAATATAAGCCCTGACCATCAAACCAATAAAGATAAGGTTGTAATTGGCCCTATAGTTAATGTACCAGCAGGTTATGTTCCCAAAATGGCTGCCAGGTTTTCTAAGGCTAACCCTATTCTATTGCTAATGCTATTCATGTTATTCAATTCTGTATACTCATGTGATAATACCCTGTACATTGGGCAAAATGGCAAAATATGTGACAAATCAACATGTAAGGATATGTCTATGTACTCTTTCCCACTGAAATTAGGCAACACAATATGCTTCCAGGATGTCAAAGACAAGACCTTGTCTATAGAATTAACATCCACTAAAGTTGTCAGACGCTATGACTTCATGTATTATACATCTGACTTCGAAACAGGTTCAAACGCGCACTATAGATGTAGACATGCTGGCAGATGTAGCTATGGACATTGTTCACCTAATGAGAAGCATCCGATCTTTGACAATTACAATGATAAAGGCCTATTAGTAAAATATGGATGTGATTCTGATGTGCTTGGCTGCGATACATGGTGTGCATACACATCATCATGTACATGGTATAGGCTTTACATACGACCAATTGGTATGAAATATCCTGTCTATAAGTTAACATCTAGTGGATGGTCTGTGGATGTGAGATATTCATATGATGGCACAACTAAAGTCATAAATTTTAATGTCAACAATCCATCTAAGAATTTGGATGGAATTGACTTAGTTCATTTGAGAGATGTTCCTTTTTATATTACAAGCTTTGAGAGTGAAACAATCAATGTGGACAAGTTTGCCATATTGTTGAATGACACTATGATTAACTCTTTAGCCTCTGAACTGAATTTTCCTCAGCATGAATTAGTGGGGGATATACAGTTGAATGGAGATGATATAACTTACAATATGAACACTGTTAATTGCAAGAGCCATGGTTGCAAAGTACAGTGCAGCACCCCAACTCCTAAAATTAGGAAATTGATACAATCTGAAGCCAGAAAAGGAAGTTACCACAAAATGCCATTTAAATTTGTCGGAAGCAGGTCTTCTTTTCAGGAAGAGCGGACAGTACAGGGTAGCATTTTGATGATGGCCGGCAACCTAGATATTAAGAACTTATATGTTGAACCAGCCAAGTGTGAGTTCAATGTGTTGAGTTCGTATGCTTGCTCATCATGCAATGTAAGACCATATACAGTTGTGCAAGCATCTAAAATAAGAACAAGTGGCATAATATTATTCACAACAAACTGCTCTTTTGAAACTGAATATTTATCTTGTGGCAAATCCCCAACAATTCTAAGGCTTAAAAGTGAAGCAAAAGTCTGTAGTATCTTTATACCTACCACAAATCAATCTCTATTAGTTAAATATGATTATGTTTATCTAGGACATTTGAGTATAGATACACCTATGTATGTAAGTGGTACATTATCAGAGGCTGTCTCCTCAATAATAACTAGTACTGACTTTATAAACAGTCTGTCATGGACTGTAGGTGGATTTGCCATTTTTGGGACATTTTCTGCTTTAATATTGAGGGCAGTCAAAATATATGCTATGGAAAGAACAAGAAGAGAGACAAACATTGGGAGTGCTACTTGATCAAAATAATTAGTTTACAATTGATATTGCTATTATTGTTCTTTCATAGTGTTTCACTTTACTTCTATTAATTACATTACTGTATTATTTATTTGTATAATATTTTTTTGTATTTATTTATTTTTAAAATTAACCTCAGCATGC